GGACCGTGCGGTTGACTGCGCTAGTGCCGCCCTGATTGTAGCCCACTAGGGACGAACCAGAAGCAGCAGCGATGGCGGCGAAATCAGCCCCCACTTCCTGCAATGCCGCCTCAACGTCCGTTCCAGTGTAGTAGTTACCGGCGTCAGCAATGCTGATCTCCGCGGCTTGGTCGTGCTCATCCACGAGGTCTGTTACCGAGGCGGCGTTGACCCGCATCTCAAGCAGCGCACCAGATGCAAAGCTGGCAGCCGACGAGCCGTCCTGCGCACGCACCACAGTCATGGAGTTACTAGCCCGGGCCGTGACCTTGACGACCTCGGTCGTGCCGCCAGACGATACCAGCGTGGCGTAGAAGTAATCGCTCGCTCCGAGTGAAGGAAACTTGCTGCCGTCAGCCACCACGATGCCGGTGTCAGATGCAGATATTGCCGTGGCGAGCGTGCTAGAGGCGTTGTTCTTTAGGATGATTGGCATGGCGCCCTCACAGCAAAAGGAAGTCAAGACTATTGATGTAGTCCTGCAGGTTGTCCGCCGTAACGCGGATTTCAAAACGACTATTTGCTGGGAACGGAATTGCCAGCGTGCCGGCTTGGGCTCGCACGATCGTCATCGTGTCGTCGGTTCGCGCCGTAACCCTCACGAGTTCAAAGTTGTTGTTGGTGTCCTGCAGCGTGGCTTGAAAATAGTCCCCCGTGCCAAGCGTAGGAAACAGCGCACCTGTACCCGCGGCCACAGTCAGAGACGTAGCGGCGCTGGTAAGCGCCCCAACCACTGTCGTCGTAGCGTTGTTGGTGATCTTGAGGACCATTGTCTACCTCACGCAAACTTAGGGGCGGAGGCGACCATCGTCCCCCGATAGTTACCAAGGTTGGCACGGGCCCGACGCTCAGTCAACGTGAACAGCCCTTGCTTGGCGTGGTACGACGCCAGCTCTCTGTCGCTCCAAGCTACACCCGGCATGACGAGCAGATGCTGCAACGTCGAGTGCACAATCACTTCTTCGAGGTCGTTGAAGATCGTAAGGTCCATGCCAGCTGCAGTGCGTGTCGGCTTCAATGCGTAGAACATACGCATAGCATATGGCTTCTCGTCATCCGGCAGCGGCAGAAGGATGTACTTGTCCGGCGTGAGCTGGGTCACAGCCCGCGGCTCGGATGCCAAAGCAACCACCGCCTCGGGCAGCACAAACGGCTCGTTGTCGTTGAACAGGTTCTCGTTGTAGTCGAAGGTGTTGTATGAGCCGGGTGGTGTCAGGCTCCAGAGTACAGACGGGTTCTCGCCACTGTAGAGGTCGGCCCACTCAGGGTATTGATACAGCGCCTGCTCCAGCGTCAGCTTGTGCATTGGGCGGTCATTGACCAGCGCATCGAACAAGACATGAACCTCAGTGTCCACGGGTTTATCGTAAGCGTACTCGTGCACCCCCGGGAGCAGGTTGAACCGCGGCTGAGTGTAACGCCATGCGAGCGTGCGCTCGCAGACCCGGATCGCTGCGTCGCGGATGTGTTGGATCGCCAAGGGTTGAGGGCACCCGGGCACGTTGGGCAGGACCTTAGGCAGGAGGTCAGTGAACGCGCGAGTTGGCATCAGATCACCTCACCCTTATCCATACCGGCGTTCTTCGTGTCGGTCACTTTGCGGCCCTGCAGAGTTGCGCCGAGCTGCTGGGTGAAGCTGTCGTAGAACAGCTTGGCCCGGCCGGAGTCCACATGCTCATCGTCAATCGACTGGGCCAAGAACACGGTGCCGTCCACGATGACAGGAAAGTACACGTCCGAGATCACCGAGATCGTGTCACCAAGCGCGTAGTCCACCGGGCTCTTGGCGTACTCCCCGACGAGCACAACCCCAGCTGCAGGGCGGGGGTAGAGGAAGTACCGATCCGGGTTCTTGACGTGTCGCATGAAATTAACTGGCGTGCCGGAGGTTTCCGTCATCCAATTAGGGTAGTTCCGGTTCATCGTCTCCCGGTCAACCTCGTTGATCGCCGCGCCGTTCTTGACTTGGAAGATGTCGAGGAGGCGGATGGCATCAACAGGCAGTGACTGAACCGCAGAGTCCGCGGTGGTCGGGATGTCAACGATGTCGGAGAACAAGTCAGGCCGCAGGATGGCCATGCGCTTGAGCGTTTGGTTGACATAACCAAGCATGACCGCATCGCTGTAGCGAAACGGAGCGAGCGTATCTTGGACGATACGCCGAACTTCGGTTATGACCTCCGCTGGTGTCATTCAGGCAAGCCCCTTGATGCGTCCGCCGACAACTCGGGCGAAGTATACACAGGTGGCTCGGGGATGTCATCAGTTGAAAGTTCAATTCGCTTGGTGCGGCGCTTGGCCTTCTCAACCACCGAGGCCGGCGCAAAACGCTCCGGGTATGCTTCCTCCTCGGTCACTTCTTCGCACTTGGGGTGCCGGGCTAGGATTTCGTTCCACTCGTAGATGAAGCCATCGGCCTTGTTCCGTAGGTACCGCATTATTTCTTACTCCCTGTTTTGGTCACACCTTTGATGGTGCCTTTGTTTTCGGCAGCGTAGAATACGCTCGTGCCCTTCTTCTTGCCGTACTGCTGTTGCATAGCAGTCTTGATCTTCTTACCCTTGGCGTTCAGTGGCATGTCACGTCCTCTTGCCTGATGGTTTGACCGGCCACGACTTACGCGCTGGGCCCGTCTTCTTGGTCGCCATGGTGCGCTTCTCTGTCGCGCTCATCTTTGCAGCAGCGGCGGCGGGACGACAAGCCGGATAGGCACGCGAGGACTTCTCAGACCCGGAGCGACCGCACTCCTTGCCGGTCTTGACGTCAACCCACTTCTCACCAAACCATTTGCCGAGCCCACCCTTGCTCATTTCTTCACCCGATTGTCCGGGCCGCTCCACCCACCGCCGCGCTTCTTGTACTCCTTGGCAGCCCACGCGTTGGCGTAGGCAGAGGGGTACACGTCAAACTTGGCCTTAGCCGCGGCTTTGACCTTGGACCAGAGTGCGGGGTTGGTGGGTTTGGGGCTCGCCATGTCAGCAGTTCCATGCCCTGAGGGACTTGTTGATTCGGCTGTTCGGGTCGTTGGCCGTCTTCTTCGACGTCAGCTTTTTCTTCATGCCCTCCATCCGGGCGCAGAAGCTGTCCCGGCGGGGACCGCCCTCAGGCTGCGGGGCCTTGAGCCCCGGCTTGCCCGGGTTGGCCTTGTTGTAGGATGCCCGGCCGGCCGCATTGAGGCCGCCCTTGGGGTCCTTACCTTCCTTGCGGGTCCACGCCGGAGTCTTGGCCATTACGCGATCCTTTCAGCGGCAACGATGGCAGAGGGGATAGCCGGTACGGCGGGCGGGCCCGCGGCAGCAGCAGTGTGGTCGAGGGTCACTGCGACGTTTTCTGGGAGCCAGAGAACCTGTACGTACTGTCCTGCGGTCACGGTGACGTAGAAGATGATCTGGAAGAAAGTGTTACCGCCATCGGCAGCCTTGGGCACCGTCACCTTAGTCGCCGACCGATCTATGTTGGTGCCGTTCAGGGCCAGCCACACAGTGGTGTCGTGGTCATTGCTGTCAGAGTTTGAGAGTTGCAAGTTCGGGGCGACCATGTAGGTCCCCGCCGCAGCGAAGGTCAGGCGCGTCAGGTTGGTCCCGTCAGTGACCATGGTGATCCCGGCGCCAGCCACTTCGGTCGTGCCGAACTTTACCGGCGTAGCTACGGTCGTGCTGCCCGTCTGATCCGTGACGTCAGAGAAGGACGCGAAGGCCCGGCCGGTAATCGTGGCGTAAGGCACCTTACCACTGAGCACGTCGATATTGGTGACGTTCACCTCACCCGTGCCCTTGGGCGTGATGTTGATGTCGATGTTGGTGTCGGTGCCGTCTGCGGCCAACGTGTTGCCGTTCAGATTAACCCCGGCCGCGGCTGCACCAGTGGCCAGCGTCGTCGATTCGACCAGCGTCATGCCGGAGAAGCTACCCGAAAAGACCACACCGGAGACCGTGCCGCCCGTGATAGCAACCGCGTTGGCGTTCTGAGTGGCAATGGTGCCGAGTCCGAGGTTGGTCCGTGCACCCGAGGCGTCAGACGCCCCTGTGCCGCCATCGGCGATGGCGAGGTCTGTGATCCCTGCGATGGTGCCGCCGGTGATGGCTGCCTTAGCGATGGCGACAGAGCCGGTCCCGTTGGGGGCCAGCGTGAGGTTACCGTTCGTGTCGAGCGTGCGGATGGTGTTGCCGTCGAGCTGGACGTTGTCCACCGAGGCAGAGCCGGTCCCGACCTTGAGCGCCGTGGCCACACCAGTCCCGCTGTAGACCGTCTTCTCCGCAGCCTCAGGACCGCCGTCCACGTGCAGCAGCTGGCTGTACGTGTCCTTGATCTTTTGCGTCGTCAGGTTGGTGGCCATGGTGGTTGTTCCTTATGCCGCAGTGTCGTTAGTCAGTGCCATTACACGGTCCCATCATGGAGAAGTTTATAGTTTACCCCATCAATTCTTAGGGTGATGTATTGGTTACCCGCTCCAGCAGAACCAGCCCCTCCAGTGGTGGAGTTTTGATCGATGTCGTTGCAATA